AGGCTCTCTGTGAGGAGAAATTTATTCAATTATAGCACAATATCCCAAAATATAGCTATTATTGAGATAAATACCACACATTTAATTGTGTCTTGATGTTGCTCGTATATTTCAATTATCTTATCTTTCATTTTCAGTCTCCTGTATTAATTTATTAATGTACCATTGAGCCTTCTTTAAATCTTCTAATCCATTCTTATATTTATATCTACAAATATATTTTACGATGTTAGATTCAAGATAACCCATCTTTTGGTCTAGGATAAAATCGATTACTTCAATCTTACCCTGAGTATAATGTTTAGGATGATTGACATTGTCAGTCATTCTATTCTCCATACTCTAAATTTATCCACGTTCTCTTTTCTTCTTATCATTTTATAACCTAAGGATAGTCCACGATTTATAGAGCCTTGTGTCTCTGTCTTTCCTGTACAAAGTATGCTATCTCCAATTTCCATGTCATCAACAATCTCATACTTCAATGGCTTACCTCTTTGTGCTTGTGGTATTGGTACGTTCTTTTCTATTTTCATATTTGTTTCTCCTATTTATTTAGCAGGTGGATATGTCGTTCCACCTGCATATAACATCTCGTGTTAAATCCTAGCAACCCATTGCTAAGAATTCAGTTTCCCTAAATGCTCTTTATAAAAGTTTAGAGTTGCAATATCAGACTTGTGGTCTTCGTGAGTTATTTTAGAATCACCTGACTTGTATTGTCTGATTCTGTCTTGCAAGTAATTTATTATTTTTACATTATCTATCATTGTATTTCTCCATGTTCTTTTTTCATAAATTTCATGAATGATTTCTCATCCATAAATGTTTTGTTACCTTCAGGTGTCTCAACATGATATTCATATTCTTGACTTGGGTTGTGGTCTCCAAGACTAAAGTCAGAACGTGATGCACCAACTTTATGTGTGATGAATTTCATCTTGCTTCTTTTACCTGTAATGCAATCTTTGTAATAATCTACTTCATGAGGAATCTTATTCTTTTTAAGAATCCTGATAAATTTATTAGTAGCTGATTGCTCGTGTAGTGCATTGCACCAAAACACTCTATAAGCTTTTTGGACTATGACTTTTGTTTCATCATAACTGCCGACCCTTCTGTCGTGTCCTATGCTTCTAAAATGTTTGTTAAGTCTACCATAAAACTCTTTAGCATCGTAAAGATGTTCTGATATTTTTTGTCTTAGTAAGTATTTCATTGTTTCTCCTATTTAATATACCCTTAGTATAGCATACTAAAAGGGTAATAGAAGAACTAAATGCACGAAAATGCAATTTTTTTTACTTTTTTTGCTCATCAGGAGCTATTTTTATGCCATTTATCTTATTTATTGTCTCAATCAGGCTATTTATAGCCTTGATATACTGACAACTAAGTTCTAAAGTTTCCTGATTCCATTCTTTCTGATGTAGCAGGTCATTCCATAATTTTTGATTATGGTTGAGGTCTTTGACCAATCTATCTTTCGTTTCAGTCATCCTACCCAAGACTTCTTGTGCAGATATTGTCCATTTAGCTATTTCTTCTTTCATCATTTTCTGTGTCATTTTTATTCTCCCTATTTCACCAATTCAGGTTTACCAAATTTTTTTTGTTCTAACAATTTCAAGACTACATTGATATCACCTAATATTTCTTCTAATGCTGATATCTCACCTTGTACCCAATCTGAATCAGAACAAGAATCTATCATTTCATCTAATTTTTTCTTATAAACTCTATAAAGGACTTCAAATTCATTTATAGCATCAATCATATCTTTTTCGTTTAAGTTATCTTTAGTTATCATATTTTTATCTCCAAGCTTCTCCATTTATCCACACCACTAAAGCTTTACGAATACCTTTGGTTACTTTTCTAACTCTGTGATTCATAAAACTTGTAAATGCTACTAATTGTTCTATTTTTGCATCGAGAACATAGTTCTCACCACCATGAAATATTTCTAGTTCACCACCTTCAAAATCATCATTAAGTACATAAGACATACTTATCTTTCTAAGTGAGCTGATACCTTCAGATACATCTGAATGCCAATCATAGTAATCACCAACCTTATATTCTAAATATTGAATATCTTGTATGCAGGATAATCTATAATTGAATGTGTAATTTAAATCTAAAGTAATATGATTGAATCTATCACCGATATTAGATTTAAGTGGTATTCTCCAAGCATCGACTTGTCGGATTCCTTTCTTACCTGATTTGGTTTTTGCATCTACTTTAATTTTCTTTTGTTCTATTTCTTCTAGAAAATCTTTGCAAACATCTTCACCTATGACTTTTGTAATCAAACCATAAGTAGGATTCTTCTTTAAATCAGGTTGGCAATAATCCTTAAAGAATTTATTAGGTAGTGGACTGTAACTACTCACTTGCACTTTCCCTTAATGTTAGTGTTCCTTTTTTACTTCTTGATATCACAACACCATCACCGATTGCTTTCCTGCAATCATCAGGAACTAGATTTTTGATATCTGTAACTATCTCTTTATGTCTAGCTACATAAGGTTTGCATTCTCTAAGTGATACAATCAATGAGTTCATTTGGTCATTATCTTTCATATCAAGAGTTCTCATACCATCTAGTTTTATTTCTGTTGGTTGTTCTATCGGTGCAAAGTCTTTTGGTTCTTCATCATTCTCAACGTATTTCCAAAAAGATTTCTCTGCTTTATAAAGTGTCTTTTGAAACTCAGGGTCAGATTCTATCGATGTCCAATCATGAGTTCTATTACCAAAAAATACTGTGAGATACGTTTCATTAGCACCTGAGTGCATCATGTAATGTTGTAACTGACAATAATAATATTGAGCTACATTCTCTAGAGTATTATTTTCATAAGTATGTTTTGCTTCAACAATCACATTTGTTTGTTCAATCAATCCATCTAAATGAGACATCATAAATTCTTTCTGAGGTAAGGTTACATCTCTTTTGATTTTAGTATGCTCATGATGATTAGCTACGAGTAATTTCTCTAGCCAATCAAGGTTAAGTTTTTCTGTAGTGATACCAATCTGCACAGGCAGTACATCTGACAGGTCAGGTTGTTCTACACGTTTTGTTTTTTCTAGCCATAGAGTATGCCAATCACCATCGATGATTCTTTTGGCATCACTACCACCAATTCCAAGTGTTCTATCCATTGTTATTCTCCGATTTGATTTGTGAGCAGGTAGACCGAGAGGGGTCATCTTTGTCTACCTGCATAGGAGAAACGATATGACTGTCGTTTCTAAATGAGCAAATATGAAAACTAAAAAGGAACATCTTCCTTTTCAACTTTCTTTATATCATCTTTTTCATGCAAAACCAATGAGATAAATTCATATTGGTTTCCTGATTGAGATGTGCCTGATTTCTTATAGCCATATACTTTATAGTCTTTGTTATTAGTATTCATAGCACCATAGATATCATATTTATTTTGTTCATCTGCTACTGCTATATATCCAACCCTTTCAAAGACTGAATAATATTGCTCACCTGCTCGGTTGAATTGTTTGACCACACAGATTTGCTTTCCATATTCTGAGCCATCATCTATCTTACCTTGTTTGACCAAGACATCAGATTCTCTTGCTTCATTCAATGTACCATTGATTGCTTCTGATTGTTGCAACGTGCCATTCTCGGCACGTTGTTCTATATCTTGTACTTGATTCATAACATCATTTACATCCATTGTTATTCTCCTATAGTTCGTTAGTTACTTTTGGGTTTACTTTTGGTGGTTGTGGTTTGATTGCATCATTACCATCATCATCTTCAGAAGGTAATCCATACAAAGATTGCAACCCATACCTTTTAGCATATGTTATTCCACTACCCATTTGATGTGGGTTCTGTAGATTAGCACATGGTACAGGCACACAACTTTCATAAGTGTCAGTATCGTTTACATGTCTCATAACAGTCTTAACGAATAACTTACCTTCATGCTCATGAATGTGTTGTGTAAAGAACAGACCAAATGCTGAACCTTGATTGACTGCATCTATTACAGATTCTAATGTTGAGTAACTAGATTTGAAATGTGGATTAGTACCATCTTTCTTAGCTGTTACCTTCAATGTTTGAAACATGTTCAATGCACTAGCCAATCTAAGTTCATTGTCTTGCTTCTCTTGTATTTTAGTTATAGCCATTTTTTTCTCCTATTTATTTTCAAATTTATATTCACCAAGTCTATCCATCAAATCTACCTTGATTTGAGTTTTGAGTTTGGCTAATATTTTGTTTAAGTCATCGTGAAGCTCATCTTTGATTTCCTCAAATACTTCATCGACTATCTGATTTGCTTTTTTTAACTCTGCCAAATCTTTATTTATGCCTGTTATATCTTGCATTTTGGTTTCTCCTATAAGTTAATTATGAGCAGTTTCATAGACAGACTTACTCAGGTCTAATTTATTTATATCTCATCCACCTCGACTACTACATATTCTGAGATGTCGAAAGGATATTTTTTGCTAAGATGTTTCTCTAAGATATCATGTATATCTGTTCTTAGATGCCATCTAGCAGTTCCCATTTGTGGTTCTGAGTGTCTTTCAGCAGGTACATCTGCACATACTCTTACCTGAGCTGTTATTCTGTAACCTGCCTGTTTTTCTTTAGTTTGCATAATATTTCTCCTATTTGTTGATAACGATAGTAAACTGAAAATAAGGATATGTAAAGCTTTTATTTATACTGATTTTATAATACAATTCAGGGGAACAATATTAACAGGAGTTATAATGAAACTAAACCAATATTTAAAAAGAGAAAAGATTTCTATAGCAAAGTTTGCAATGAAATGTGGTATTCCCTTTCCTACAATATCTAAATACTATTATGGTGAGAAAATACCAAGACAAGAGAATATGCATAAAATCTACGAATGCACAGAAAAGAAAGTAGATGCTAATGATTTTTATGGGATAACTTCATGTAAGAAAGATACTAATTTCTTTCACGAAGATGAAGATAAGTCTACGACAGGTTTTTGATAATGTCTTTTGAATCTATGGCATGGGCTGTTAAGCAAAATACCAATACAAGTATCAGTAAACTTATTTTACTTATGTTAGCTAATTATGCAGATGCAGAGCATAGTTGCTTTCCAAGTATTGAGCATATTGCTAAGTTATGTCATTGCTCTGTTAGAAGTGTAAAAACACATCTAAAAGAGTTAGAGAAAAAAGGCTTTATAAAGATAGGTAAAATCAAAGGCAGGGTTAATAATTGTAATCAGTATATTATCGGTAGTGCAAATACTGCACTAGTGCAAAATACGACAATCGGTAGTGCAGGAGATGCACACAATACTAATATATATAAAAAACCAAATATATTAGAAAAGAAACGTAAGAATAGAAATTTTCTTGCAGGTTAGCATAGGAGAAATGATATGACTAAAGTAGATGGAATACATCGAGCTAAAGACTTAACTGAAAATATATGGGCTTTATACAGAGGTGAAAGTCAAAAAAGATATTATTGTGGATTTAGGTCTATTGATAATTATTTTAAAATTATAAAACCTTCTTTCAATCTTTTTACAGGTACACCTAATAGTGGTAAGTCAAGTCTAACATTAGAGATAGCAATGAGAACTTCTAGAGAACATGGATTCAAATATATGATATTCTCACCTGAACATTCATCAGCAGTCAATTTAAAAAGACTTGTCGAGAAATATTGCAAGAAACCATTCGACCATATGTTCTCTAATCGTGCTAGTGAGACTGAAGTTATGGAAGCAATTGACCACATTCATGAGCATTTTCTTTTCGTAGACAAACGTGAAGATTCACCTGATATCGATTGGATATTAGAACGTGCTAGAGCATGTCATCAAGAATTTAACATTGATGGATTACTACTAGACCCATATAATGAAATCAATCCTAACAGAGCATCACTTAGAGAAGATGAACACATATCACTTTTGATATCGAAGATAAAAAGATTTAATCGTGAAACAGATACATGTACTTTCTTAGTGGCACATCCAACAAAACAGATTAGAAATGCTGATGGTATCTTTACTGTAAATAGCCTTTATGATGTCTCAGGGTCAGCTCATTGGAATAATAAAGCAGATGTAGGAATCATAGTAACTAGGGATTATGAGAACCATACGACCAATATTAGAATTGCTAAGATAAGAGAAATAGATGTGCAAGGTAATGTAGGTGAATGCACAATTAGATGGAATAACAACACCAAATGCTTTGAAGATTTTAACAACATTGGAGAAATATAATGTACAAAATAGTAATAGAAATAGATGAAAATAAACCCATATCAGATATACATGGTGTACATGCATCACTTTATCTAGAAGAAAAAATAAATATGCCTAAGCTTTATTTTAAGCATATAAGAAACATATGTAATAAAAATAAAATCAATCCAAAACTAATAGATTTATTATGTCTTGAAGATTTTGTGAAACTAGCAAAAGGAATGAAATGGACAGAACTTAAACCTAAATTATATGAATATGTTTCTATGAAATTAAAATGATTGCTGATTACGAGAATCATGTAAGAAAATATTCTGATTCATTTGAAAGAATAATATTACCTGATAGTAAAGTTACACAAGTCAAAGAATTTGTAAGAGAAGTTCTAAAGAAAAAGAACAGAGAGCAACACCATAAGATTGATAACAACTTTGAATATGCTAGATGGCTCAATGGATTTCTAGGTGAATGTGCAGTCGAGCAATATCTAGGTGAACCTTTTGTAGATTTTACTATAGGTGATTCAGTTGATTACCATGTATCAGATTTATCTAAACTAGGATATCAATGTGGTGTTAAGACATCAGCTAAGTACAGATACCCTGTAATATTCAAGCAATCCTATAAACCTGAGATTATTGTGGTCAAGCAGACCGAGAAACTGCTTTGGATATGTGGTCTTGCAACTCC